GAGTTTACTCACCATGGCAGCCATCCATAAATCACTGCCATACACAGAATGGCCAACATCACTATGTAGAATGGGTTAGGCATGGATATTCACCTTGATAGCGAAGACCTTCACCGGGTCGGGCCCGAAGTGAGGATGAGTGATCACCTTCACTTCGTATCCGTCATACGGAACGTCGATACGCTTGCTCATATCGCCACGCTTTGGATAGCCGCGAGTGATAATCAGCCGGTCATAGTCACGCGCTCTGATTCGGCGCCCCCAGTACGCATTAACCAGGCGATATTCTTCAATCTTTTCGCCGCGTTTCATCTGGTCGAAGTATTCTCCGTTCACTGCCAGTTGTAGATTAGCCATTGTCAGCCTCCTGCCGCGGCGCTGCTGCAATCATCGCATCCCACACCTGTTTTGTTGCAAGCTGTCGGTCACCTGCATCGTACATCTCCGCCGTCGGCTCAACCGGCACCAGAACCCAACCATCCGGAATCACCGGAGAGTTGCCAGCCTCCAATCGCTTATTGAGCTCAAGCGCCACCATAGCGATCGTCGATGTAGTCAGTGAATGCATGTGCGGATTGCTTGCCACGGCCTCCAGCCACACGACATCGTTGAAGCGGTCGAAGTCGAAATCATCTGGGAACTTGTAAGCCGTCGTTACAGGTTCGGCACCCTGAAGCATGGCGGCGCGGCAGGCGTTCCAGCCAAGAGCGTAGTAATCATTGCCAACGGATTTCTCACCCTGGGAATGAATGGCATCAGGCACAGATACCGGCGCTGGCGTGGCGGAGCGATACAGAAGCACATCACCCATCTCTGCTCTGGACGCAGGCCATACGTCTGCATCGGAGCCAGATTTGAGATAATCAAGATTGGACTGGTCGATGACGCACACAGGCTCCGCTTCGAGCGATGCCAGCGCCAGCTTCATCGCAGCAAGCGCCCGTGCTGCATCTTCGTTTACTGCTCCGGGCGTCGCATCGCGCTCTTCTTCAAGCTCCGCGATTGTCTTCAGTAGCCATTCTTTGGTAAGGGTAATCATGATGCTGCTCCATGACGCTGAACGGCGATAGCTTTGTGCTCGTCGATGATTTCCACGACTTCTGCATGGACCAATCCTTCGAGATAGATAACACCTGTGTCGCTTATACCCGCCAGGCTGATCAGCTCTACAAGGCGACGCGCTTTCTTAATGCTAATTTCTGGCGCTATAACGCTGCGGGTGACTTTCTTCTTACCTTTGGCAGCAGCAGAAGCTTTATCCTTCTGAAGAACCTCACCGGCCTTTTCGCCAAACTCTTTTACTCGGTCAACGGCCACATCTACAGACACGGTCCCGGACTTAACTTCTTTCTGAACGTCGTGATTGGCTGTGCTAAGAAGCAGAAGCTTTTCGACAGTAGGGACAGACTTGTTGATCAGTTTTGCTATCTCGCTGGTGGTCTGGTTGAAGGCGTTATGTAGCTCCTGAATAACAGCTGCCTGTTCCATATCGGATAGCGGGAGCTGGTTGTTACTGGTCATGATGCGCGCCAGGCGCTGAACATCGCTACCGTTGAACGGCATGATGTGGATGCGGTCTACTGGCTTACCAGCTTCTGCACAGCGCGCATAGCAGCGACGCCGACGGTGGCCTTCAACAACCCACACTCCACCTTCATCACGGGCGATAACCTCCAGCGGGGGAACGGATCCACCGTTCATCAGATAGTTGAAGAGGTCATCATCTGCCTGGCGGGTACGTTCATCATCTTCGCGTTTGTTGAAACCTTCACGCACATGGATTTGGTCAAGGCTGATGAACATCCCGGTATCGGTGCGCTTGATGGTCCCGTCACGTGTCATTTGCTTGAATGAGTTAGCCATCAGAGAGCCACCTCGTTATTTTGGGAAATGACGATGGGTGACAGCTCACGCAATTCTCGCTGGGCTTCCAGTAAATGCATATTGGTTCTGGTCTTCGTGTAGCGTTCAACAATGCGGTCACACTCTTTGGCCCAGCTTGCGACATCTTCACGCAGAGTAGCGTTCTGAAGAGCAAGTTGTTTACGCTGCGCCATCGCTTCGCAAAGCGCTACGCTTGTATAGTCCAGGCGGTTAGCCAGTTCGGTCATAATTCCGCGATAAGCTGGCGGAAGGAGAGGGGCGGCCTTACGCGCTGCATCGATCAGCTGCTTCCGGGTCATGCGTGGTTGTAACTCGGTGACGTTCTGTGTGTTCGTCATGGATAGTTTCTCCGTGTTATACGCGCTCTGCACAGCGCTGAATTTTGGTTGCACGAATCCCTCGCCGATTGGCGACAAAAAATAAAGGGGGTTCGTTTTAATAAGCACCCAACCAGGGCACTTAGTGAAACGGGCGGCTGCCACCGCCAGTTAGCTTCTCCACAATTGGAAGCGCGTTCTCCTGAGTTGATTTAACGACTACGGCCTCTCAAGTTGAACGCTGAACGCGCTTTCAGTTGTGTAAAAGGGGCGGTCGACATTAAGGACATTCAAAACTGCCGACCGCCAAGACTACACACAGCAATCAAAACTTTGCCTGTCTTTTCACCACATCAGGCTCGGTGGTATTCTTGGAGTTCTCACACAACCAAGAAGGAAATTAAAATGAGCCTAACTCCAATTGATATGGTCACTCTCGCCCGAAGGATTGAGGCGCTTGAGAGCGCATTTACTGTGGCTCTTCACTCAATTTCAACAGCATTACCATCAGTCAAATCAGATGTTGTAGAGAACCTGAATCGACACGCTCAGTCCTATGAGGGTAAAGATTCTTACATTGTCTCTACAAGTCGAGCCCTTGTTCAGAGAATTGAAAGCTTGAACCCTACAGTTAAAGGCTGATTTTTGTAATCTCTCCGCCCTGAATAGGGGCGGATTCAATCATCGCGCGCTCTTCAAGTGCCGAAATCGAAGCCAGGTTAGCAAATACACTAACGCACTGAACAACGCAGTCAGCGCAAATGGCCGCCTCGTCTTTTCCACCTTTAGCAATAATCCGTTTTGCCTGCTGTTCTGTAACTCCGCAGAAAGAGCACTTGTAGATACTGTTAACGCTCATTTATGCTCACCACCACAATGTTCGCTGCTGATGAATAAAATCTAACTTAACTTAGTTTTTAGGTCAAGGGTAAACACCAAACTTTTCTTAGTTTAGTGTTTTGAGGAGTTAGGGAACTTAGATTTCGTACTGAACGCCTTTGACAACGCCAATAATAAGGCAGTTACCGTTGATCGGTATGTTGGGGTAGCGAGGATTTAGTGGGACTAAAAATTTTTGTGGGCCATCAATGACAAGTTTTTTAACAGTCGCTTCGTTAGTGCCATCAATACGCGCAACAACAATCTTCCCATGAAGGGGTTCGACATCTGGATCAACAATAACGGTAGCCCCTTCAGGTATTGTTGGGAGGCCATTTGGATTGGTCATTGAATCCCCTTTGACCTCTAATGCGAACGAGCTATCTCCAATGCGAAGTGATGTCTCAACCCATTTATCGACATCGCTGAACAAATCAGCAGTTTTACATTCCGTAAACTGCCCAGCCTGAACCCAAGAAATCACTGGCACACGCCGCATTTTAGTTATGAGGGCACCTTCAAATTCGGTGCCGTAAAGAATGTAATCTATTGATGTATTGAAAAATTTCGCCAGCTTAACCAGCGATTCACCGTTTGGGATATTCACATCCTTTTCCCAATAACCGACCGCTACGTCACTAACACCGCAGAATTTACCCAGTTCTTTTTGAGAAGTTCTTGTAACCCTACGTAGGGCCTTAATGCGCTGACCAACCGTTTCCATGAAAGCACCAAATTTAAAAAAGACTAAGCAATCTTAGTTTTTATTGACCAAAGTTAGATTGGTTATTAATATCTAATCAAACTTAGCTAAGGAGGCTTCATGACAACCGACGAGATTGAACAACATTTCGGCAGCACTGAAAAAGTTGCCGAATTTTTTGGCATCACTAGTGAGGCCGTTTACCAGTGGCGTAACCGCCCAGGACGCTTAATCCCAAAAGGACGAGCTGCTGAAGCTGCGTATCGAACTGCTGGTGAACTGGAATTCAACCCAGAACGTTATGGCAAGAATACATCGCCAAGCGATCAGAAATAACCACAGAGATAAGGGGTTAACCGTGGGTATAGAACCTGAATGGAAAGTTGAGAAGCAGCCCGCCTGGCTAGTGGCCGCAATCAGGAAGACGATTGCCGCGTTGCCAGGAGGATACGCTGAAGCGGCGGAAATTCTGGACGAAACCCAGAATTCACTCTTTAACCGCCTTCGTGCTGGTGGCGACCAGATCTTTCCGATGGGCTGGGCAATGGTGCTTCAGAGCGCCGCTGGCGTAAGTTACATCGCTGACGCGTTCTCACGTGAAACCGATAACGGAATTCACGTTCCCGGCGCCGTGCCTGATGATGAAAACGAAGAGATTGGCCTGAAGCTGGCCGAGCTGGTGGGGAGGCTTGGTGAGCTGGTCAACGCTTACCGTCATTACATTGAAGATGGTGTAGTTGACCGGAGCGAGTGGCAAAGTCTTAACGATATCGCATATCAGTTCAGGGTCACTCTCATGACGTTCCTGAACCTTATTTCCCGTGTTTATTGCCTCCCAGAAATGGGTGAGGCCCGCGAGTGTGCAGCTCCGGGCCCCTTGGCGTGTCGTATCAGTGGAGAAACTAACGCATGAACAGTGTAACGGTAAACAACCGTCTCCCGCAACTACGTGGTATTCCCGTTGTTGGAACCTCGTCGTTTCGGTATGAGCGGATGGTATCAGGTCGCTGGGTTCCATGTAACCACAGCAGGGCTATGGCGATTGTGGGTGTCTGGAGTCGAAAGGGGAGAGCGCTATGCGAGAACTTAACCGGCGTTTCAGAGATCACTATGGCGTCCCGGTGCGGGTCATCAGATGGGAGCCCGAGACCCGACGCGTTATATACCTCCGCGAAGGGTACGATCATGAGTGCTTCAGCCCTCTTGAGCAATTCCAGCGTAAATTTACAGAGTTAAAGGACGACCATGAGCAGAATCTTTGACATCGTCCAGTCAATGTCAGGCCAGAAGAACGTCATTGTTCTTCCCAGGCCGTACCTGCTGTTCTTTAAAGAAGACCAGCAGGCTCATGCGCTGGCAGCAGTTCTTAATAACCTCGTTTTCTGGTCAGCATTTGGGGATGAAGACGGATGGTTCTATAAAACTCACAAGGAGCTTGGAGCTGAGGCGGGCGAATTAACTGAAGACCAGACAGAGCGGCTGGTTAAAAAGTTGGTAAACAAGTATCTGCCTGGCGTGATCGAGACCTGCTCTCGAAAGGTCAATGGTACGCCAACCAAGCATTATCGCATCGACGGCGATGCTCTAATCTCATTAATCTTTCCAGAAAATAACGATTCCGCAAAAGTACGTAATGGAAAACGTGAAGATGCGGAATCAAAACCGCGAAGCTGCGTTTCTCAATCCGCGAATGACAGGAATCTTGGGAGCCGCGAAAGTACGGAATCCTATCTCTATACAGACTTTAATACAGAGTTAAACAAGCAGACTAATAAACCTATTTGTCCGGTTGCGCCGCAACCAGACCGTGATGTGTTGATCACTGATCAGGCTAAACAGGTTTTAACCCATCTGAACCAGGTGACCAGTTCGCGTTATCAGGTTTCAACAACCTCGCTGCAAAACATTCGCGCCCGAATCGGGGAGGGATTCACCGTTGAAGATCTGTCGCTGGTGGTGGACTACTGCAACGCCAAGTGGAGCGACGATTTAACAATGGCGGCCTACCTGCGCCCGCAGACACTTTTCCAGCCAACGAAGTTTCCAGCTTACCTGAAGTCCGCTACCAACTGGGCGAATGCCGGAAGGCCAGCGCGTGTTAACGGGAAGTGGGAGCGTGAGGATGGAATCTTCAAATCCAGCTTCAAGAACACCGACTACAGCAAAGTCCCGGCGGGCTTCAGAGGAGCGAACTCATGAGTCTTCTGAAAGATATTCAAATATTCATCGCTGATAATCCTGGTTTAACGAACAAACAGATCGCAGCTTCAATGCCTCAATACGACGTTCACGCTGTTCAGCGCGGTGTATGCCATCTGGTCAAACTGAATCGCGCAACCCGCCAGCATAACGGCAAGTGCTACCAGTATTTTGCCAAAGCGCCGGGTGGTGACGTTAGCGAGGGGCGTTCTGCAATAAAAATTAACCGGGCAGATACACCAGCTGTATCAGAACAGGAAGAAGCTCTGAATCCGGCTGTGACCACAATGATGGATAAAGCTCAAGGCCTGTTTGAAAAAGGGCTCTACCAGCGGGCAGCCACGGTTCTGATGGATGCCTTCAATCGCTCTAAGAACGAAGAGCAGCGGATGAAGATACTGATTGAGCGTCAGCGTTGCCTGAGCATGGCGCCGAAAGTGAAAGCACCCTCTGATGCATGGTGTCTGGCTGGCCGAGCGAGGAATGTCTGATGAAATATTCACTGATTTATGCCGACCCTGCGTGGGAATACGGGAACACCATCAGCAATGGCGCTGCAAATAACCATTACGGCACGATGAAGCTTATCGACATGAAGCGCCTCGCGGTTTGGGACCTGGCTGCCGAGGATGCTGTTCTGGCTATGTGGTTCACCGGTACACACACCCGAGAGGCTATCGAGCTGGCTGAAGCATGGGGCTTTAAAGTACGCACGATGAAGGGTTTTACCTGGGTTAAGTTCAATCCACTGGCAGAGCTGCACATAAACAAAGCACTTCAGGCAGGCCGTGTGGAGGATTTTTACGACTTCCTTGACCTGCTGAACGCGCAGACACGCATGAACGGCGGGAACTACACCCGAGCCAATACCGAAGACCTGTTGATCGCCACCAGGGGAAATGGACTTGAACGCAAGTGTGCCAGCATCAAGCAGGTTATCTACAGTCCACTCGGTGAGCACAGCCAGAAGCCAGCAGAGGCGCGTTTCCGTCTGGAAAAACTTTATGGTGACGTTCCGCGCATCGAACTATTCAGCCGTTGCGGTGCGCCTGGCTGGGACCACTGGGGAAATCAATCTGAATCACCAGCTGTTGAGCTTATACCGGAAGTTGCCGTTCCCATGAAAAAACCACAGGAGCGCGCCGCATGAAACCTGAATTAACGCAGCGTCAGAATGAAGTGTTTGAAGCTATCAAGGTTCATATCGAAAAGGCTGGCTTCCCCCCTACGATGCTGGAGCTTGCCGGATTAATTGGCTGCGCATCACCGAACGCTGCTGTAGCGCACGTGAAGTCACTTAAGAAAAAAGGATACATCACTGTTGCTCCTGGCGCTGCCAGGGGCATTACCGTCATCAAAACGGAATGGGATGCAGATCCAGTAACGATCATCAAAGACCTGCTATCCGGCGGAGACAAGGCCAGAGATAACGCTGTTGAATGGCTGAAAAAACAGGGAGTGACGTTATGAAACTGGTGCTCCCGTTCCCACCGAGCGTAAACACATACTGGCGAGCCCCGAATAAGGGGCCATTAAAGGGCCGCCATTTGATCAGCGCTAAAGGCAGGGCATATCAAAGCGCGGCCTGTGTCGCCATTGTCGAGCAGCTTCGCTTCCTTCCAAAGCCATCAACAGCCCCGGCTGCCGTCGAAATTATGCTGTACCCACCAGACGAACGCCGCCGCGACATCGACAACTACAACAAGGCTCTGTTTGATGCGCTTACGCACGCTGGAATTTGGGAGGATGACAGCCAGGTGCAGAGAATGCTGGTGGAGTGGGGGCCGAAGGTACCGGGTGGACGTGTAGAAATATCGATCAAGAAACATGAACCTCAGGCGGGTGCAGCCGCCTGATAAGTGGAGAAGAGCATGAATCAGATGAACATCACCGTAACGTGTCCTACGCACCATGCCGCCGCGATAGGTCAGCAGATAACGATGTCCAGTCGTGAAATTGCGAAGCTGGTCGATTCCCGTCACAGCAATGTCTGCGTAACCATTGAGCGACTGATGAAATCCGGCGTTATTGGGGGGTATGCTGCAATGCAGTACACCCATCCTCAGAACCAGCAGACTTACCATTACTACGAAGTTAACAAGCGAGACAGCTATGTGATCGTCGCGCAGCTGTGCCCGGAGTTTACTGCCCGTCTGGTTGATCGCTGGCAGGAACTGGAGAGCGGGGCCGGGATGGTTGTTCCCCAAACACTCCCTGAAGCGCTCCGGCTCGCCGCTGATCTTGCTGAACAGAAGCAACGTCTGAGTGAAGAACTGGCAATTGCCGCACCGAAGGCTGAATTTGTTGATCGCTACGGCAAAGCCACCGGGTCAATGACATTCCGGCAGGTTGCCAAGCTCCTTAACGCCAAAGAACCCGAGTTCGCGATGTTCCTCATTGAGAATGGCATCATGTACCGCCTGAACCGCGTGCTTACTCCGAAGAGTAAACACATCGAAGCAGGCCGATTTGAAGTTAAGACCGGGACCACCAACCAGACAAACTATGCGTTCAATCAGTCTCGTTTCACTGCGAAAGGGGTGCGCTGGATAGGTGGACTTTGGGCAGAGTATGTCGCTAAGGGGCAAAATGCGTGAGAGCCATACTGACGCCTGAAATTGCGCCGATATCCGGGGTGGTTCTGTTCCGCCCTGGTACCGAACTGCTCTGGCTGTTCCGTCAGGGTAGGGTAGTTATTGAGCCACCATCCGAAGCCATACAGCATCTGCCATCTGGATTAATCCCTGAAGCCCACCAGCCCCTGACTGACGATGCCAACATGCAGGCTATTTTCGTTAACGAGAGGGTCATTCAGCGAGCTGGTGGATTGAGTAGCCTTGATGCCTGGCTGGAGAGAAAATTTGAATGTCAGTGGCCTCACACTGACTGGCATGCCAGTGATTTTACGGTTATGCGCCACGCTCCGGGGAGCATTCGTCTTTGCTGGTCGTGTGATAACCATTTACGTGAGCAAACCACTGAAAGACTGGCAGGAATTGCCATGCAGAACCTGGTAAAATGGCTGCTGGAAAGGGTAAATATTGATTTAGGTTTCAGCCCTGACCACACTCTTTCGCTTCCTGAGTTCTGCTGGTGGATGGTACGTAACGATCTGGCTGACCTTGTTCCTGAATCGGTGGCGAGTAAAGCACTCAGAATCAAGCCAGAACAACACAGGTCAGTGATGAGGGAAAGCGACATTGTCCCGTCATTACCGGCTACGCAAATCTTTCAGGAGAAGGCAAAAAAGATAGTAGCGGTGAAGGTCGATCCTGAAACGCCGGAATCTTTCATGCTGAGGCCAAAGCGCCGACGTTGGGAAAACGAGAAATACACCCGCTGGGTGAAGTCGCAGCAGTGCTGTTGCTGTAATAACCCGGCAGACGACCCCCACCACCTGATAGGCCACGGGCAGGGTGGAATGGGTACCAAAGCGCATGACCTGTTTGTGATACCGCTGTGCAGAGCGCATCACGACGAGTTACACGCTGATCCCGTGGCATTTGAAGCGAAATACGGCGACCAGTTAACGCTGCTGTTTCGGTTTTTAGATCGTGCGCTGGCAATCGGCGTACTGGCGTAAGTGGAGACGCAAATGATCAATCCTTCAGAAGTAGGCAAATCCGGCGAGTTGGTTCGCCTTCGCACTCTCGAAAGTATCTGGGTACAGGGAAAGCTCCGCATGTGGGGCCGCTGGTCTTATATCGGTGGTGGCTCGGGCGGAAACATGTTCAACCAGCTGCTGGCATCCGGGAAAATAACCAAATCCGCCATCAACGATGCGCTGCGGCGCATGAAGAAATCCGGCATCACCAAACCCGAGCTGGAAGCATACCTGCGTGAAATTCTCGACAGTAAAAACAAAACTGGCCTGGCGTTCTGCTCAGACGAGGAGGGGCTAATGATTGACGGCGTTATTGCAGCGGTATTGATGAACGAAGAATACCGTGGGATGTATGGCGTGATCGTTGATCGTCATCGTCTGCGTAAAAGCAAACTCCAGATGGCTAAAGAACTTAATTCAAAACACCCCGGCTGGACCCTTATTACATGCCGTCGTCGCATTGATACATGGGTAAGTCTTGCAGAATCGATCCTTTATGCACCACTTTGTGAGGCGTTCGACACAAATAGCGACAGATTTAAGTTGCAGAGTGAGCAGGAAAGTGCTTAAATTGTGGTAGGCTCGGGACGTTAAAGCGAACTGAGCAGCAAAACACTAAGAAACCCGCGATTAGCGGGTTTTTTCATTTCTGATTAAAAAAACATTTTTGACATAATCGTTTTGGAAATATGCTGAATCCACTTATCAACGAACAGGTGGATACATGCAGCAGATTAAAAACCATAAAATACCTCTTGATGGCACAAACCCCACAGATTTGAATGCCTTAAAAGATATTATCGAATCTAATTCGTATATGTTCGAAGAGTATCTTCTTACTGATTTTGGTGGAGATGCGAGATACTCGGTCGTTGATGGTTCTTTTGAAATCACGGCGATAGCCGAAGGATTTTTCGAATACACAGCCGAGATAAATTTCTACGCGGGATGCGCAAACATGAACGACACCAGTTCTGTTAACGGGACTATGGAGTTCGAAATCGAAGATGGAAATATCATCATCGAGTTGGATGAAACTGTTTGGGATGTCAGATAAAAAACAATTACCTATCTAAAGAATAAGGCCTCTTCATTAGAGGCCTTTTTTATTTCCCCTCATTACTGAGAGGACCCACGGCAATAAGAGGGGGCTAAATGTCCGATCCATTAACCGGCACCGGCGCTGTTCTCGGCGGCGGCCTGCTGGGTTCAGTCCTGTACGGCGTCTTTACTCATACAGATTTTGGTGTGGTGTTCGGGGCGTTTGGTGGTGCGGTGTTCTACGTCGCGACAGCCACAAACCTGTCCCGCGCCCGACTGGCAGCATATTTCCTGACGTCGTTTATCGTTGGGGTGCTTGGGGCGGGACTTATTGGCTCACTGCTAAATGCAGCTTCGCACTATGAAAAACCGCTGGATGCACTGGGTGCAGTGATTCTGTCTGCCCTGTGTATAAAAATCCTCACTTATCTTAACAACCAGGACCTGAACAACGTGTTCAAGTTTTTCTCGCGGCTACGTGGGGGAGGGGGAAATGGTAATTGACCCGTCAGCATTCTTTAATGCGTTTATCTGTGCGGCCATAGTTATCGTGCTGATGTTTTACCAGCGACATGGCGCCCGGCATCGCCCCTTTATTTCTGTCCTAGCGTATATAACCGTGCTGGTTTACGCCGCGATCCCCTTGCAGTTCATCTTCGGCCTTTATCGTGATTCCAGTTGGCTGGTGGTGGTCGCAAACATTCTTATCTTCGCCGCCATCCTGAAGGTTCGTGGAAATATGGCGCGGTTGGTTGATCGTCTGAGGCACTAATGAACCAAACACAATTTCAGAGGGCGGCTGGTATCAGCGCCGGGTTATCTGCGCGCTGGTTTCCGCATATCGACGCCGCCATGAAGGAATACGGCATCATCGCACCGCTTGATCAGGCTATGTTTATTGCCCAGATGGGGCACGAAAGCACCAGATTTACCCGGCTGGTGGAAAACCTGAATTACGCGGCTGAAAACCTGGTACCGACGTTCGGTAGCCACCGCATCACGCAACAGCAGGCCGCCGCACTTGGCAGAACGGCAACGCAACCGGCAAACCAGAAAGCGATCGCCAATCTGGTATACGGTGGTGAGTGGGGAAAAGCACACCTTGGCAATCAGGTTGCCGGTGATGGCTGGAAATATCGCGGTCGCGGGCTAAAACAGATTACCGGCCTGAGCAACTATCGCAGTTGTGGCCACGCGTTGAAACTAGACCTGGTTACTCACCCGGAGTTGCTTGAAGAGGATGAATACGCCGCGCGCTCAGCTGCTTGGTTTTATGCCTCCCGCGGTTGCCTGCTCCATTCCGGCGATGTTGAGCGCGTTACGCTGCTTATCAATGGCGGCAGAAACGGGCTGGATAAACGCCGCACGCTGTTTAACCTGGCGAAATCCGTTCTGGTGTGAGGTGAATGTGGGTATCGAAACGATAATCGGGCTGGCCGCATTGATAATTTCCGCTATCGCCGGTGCCTTTGGCCTGGGCCATATTCGCGGCACCAACAAAGCGGAAGCGAAAGCCGACCAGCAGCGCACCGAAGATAACGCAGCGGCAACGGTCGCAGCAGCCGAACGCCGAATAGATGCAACGAAAGAGGCCAGCAATGTACAGCAGACTGTTAACCATATGCCTGGCGACGATGTTGATCGCGAGCTGCGGGACAACTGGACCCGTAAGGGTTGAGGTAGTGGACACGGCTTGCGACTGGGTTAAACCCATTTACGGCACCGCTCATGACTGGGATGTTCTGGACCGCCAGACGAAGAAAGACATCCTGGCGCATAACAAAGCGTGGCAGGCTAACTGCCAGAAACAGGAGTGAAGCATGCTGCTGTGTTCACATTCAATAGCGGGGATATTTCCATACCCACCCAAGAGAGAGCCACAGATGAAAGTTCAGGATTTAAGTCATGCCTATAGCATCTGGGAAAACATTCGAGAACTGCAAAAACAGCGCGATCTCATCGCTGGCGGAGGTGGTCTCGGTGTGACTATCCAGTCAGCATATCAGGATGCTGCCTTTGAAGAGGCAATCCGGCCTCATGCTGTAGCAGAGCTGGAACGTCGTATTGAGAAACAGAAAAAAGTCATCATCGACCTCGGTGTTTCTTTTTCTGACGGCTAGGCATTGCAGCAGGCATTCACTGAGTGCCTGTGATAATGTTTTCGGACATATTTTTCAAGGAGCTTTACATGTCCGAATATCTTTTAACCTGGGAATATTATGACCAGGACTGGAATTTGTGTGAGAAAGGAAATTTTGTGATGAGGGTTAATAAAGGTGATTCTTTCTTAGATAGCCTGACTGGTTACACCGAAGCGATGGCTGAAGCCAGAGGTGCAGAAAAGAACAGGGTAGTGGTTAGCTACTGCACAAAAATAAATTAGCTCTTAAACCAACCTATAGCCTCGCAATAGCGGGGCTTTTTATTACCAGAAGAAGGAGAAGAAGCATGTTAACAGTAAAAGTGATGTCGCCGGGCGGCGGCGAAGAGATTCATTGCGGGTTGAGTGTAGGGTTCAATCCGGGGCAGCAGAGCATCGCGGTATCGGGAATGGACAAAAATGTATTCCTGAAACCCGGCGAGGTCGCCTATGTGATGAACCAGAATGGAAAGACGGTATCTCGTTACGAGCATATTGCCAGTCAGGAAGCACTGCATAACGCGGTGGATTCGTAGCCATTACAAAGCTCACCTGCTGGTGGGCTTGATAATGGTTGTCCCCACAACCGGATAATGTTGGCGGCATCCCCTGTGAGATATGGGGAAGAGCAGGCAACGATTGACTACCTGCTCTTATCTTTTAAAGACTAAATCCAAGCTTTTTTGCAAGGTTTTTAATCAAACTATTGGTATTGAGATATTCCGTTGTTCCTACAGCAGCGCCGCAAGAAGCGCACTGGATGAAAAGGATACGAAAATTACTGTTCGAGACAGGGTGCTCCTTCATTTCGAACCTTGTAGATGAGCACTTTGGGCAAGAAGTTGTAGCCATAAAAATCCTTATAAGAGGTAATCAGCCATCCCTCTTGTTTAGGTTCGCTGATGTCCCACCATCAACGGACTGAGTAGTCAACATATCCAAAATTAATAATCCTAGCAATTACATGGTTTTGGTTTTATGCGCATCGCACGCGCACATCAAAGAAAGTCTTTCAGCTGTGAGCCTGGGCAAACCGTTAACTTTCGGCGGCTTTGCCGTGCGACAGGCTCACGTCTAAAAGGAAAATCAAATGCAGGTCACTATTGATGGTGTCCCGTATGTGCCTGCCTGCGCTTCAGCGTCACGGATTGGCATTGCCATTTCGACACATCAGCGCGCAGACGTTTTAAAACGTTCTCTCGAACAGCATCTGAGGCACCTGCCAGCCGGCGCGCTGGTAGTGGTAGTCGATGATGGTTCAAAACCTGCCGCAGTAGTGCCTGACGGCGTGCAGCTGCTTCGCCATGAAACATCACTCGGCATTGTTGCATCGAAGAACGCCAGTTTAACCGCGCTAATGGACGCCGGGTGCGAACATCTTTTCCTTTGGGACGATGACGCCTGGCCCATCGCTGATAACTGGCACTTGCCTTACATCGAATCACCTGAGCCACACCTGGCTTACCAGTTTCTCGATCTGGCAGGGACGAATAAGTTGAATGATATGGCGG